GTTTCCTTTTATGCGTTTAAAAATCTGCGCGTCGTTTTTGTGGAATCACCATTGCCTTGACGGTTTTGGAATGGTAATGATGATGCTTGGTGGACGGTTGCCGCGTGAACTATTGCAACGCTTGTGTGCTGGTCGCATGTTGTCTAAGTCCCAAACGTCTCCACCTTTTGACCTTGGCACTACATGGTCAATGGAGTAGTTGGCTTGGTCTATGTCTTGCTTACATAGCCAACACGTCCAACCGTAAGTGACTTGGACTACCCGGGTCATGCGTTGCAGCTTGCGTCCACTCCACTTAGGTTCGGGCATGGCGTTGCCTACTTCCGTCTGCCATACGCCATTGCGTTGTCGCTTCCCCCCGATGACAACCACGGGCATGGGTGAGGGCCGCCTCCCTAGCCCCCCCGTATGTACCCCGTGGTGCAGTATCACGCCACCCGCAGTCACACACGGCTAGGAACGATGACGCCCCCCTATCTATCCATTGCCTAGGCATTGCGGTTTCTCCGTTGCCTAGCCGCATAGGAACGCTTCCTATCAACCTCACTTGGTAGGTGACTGCAATCAGCGTGGACCCAAGCGGACCCAAGCTCAGGCTGCCACGTTATCTCCCTCTTTTCGATAACGTCCCCCTTCTCAATAGGCCTTTGACATTCCCTGCACACCATCGGGAAGGAAGCCTTAACCGACATTGCAAACCTCCATAAGTGATAGCTGACCCCATCGTTTAGGCCGCCAAGGTGTCCCGTCCCGCTTTTGCCGCTAGGGGTAGCCCGACCCAATGCCAATGGCCCTTTGCCCGCAATGGGCAAGGGGCTAGCGCATTTCGCAGGGGCAAGGCCTTAGCCCTTACGGGGTCTGCCACGGGTCAGACCACTTAGCGTCCGTGGGAGGTTGGTTTATGCCGGACTCTCTGTAACGGCTACTCATTGAGTGTTAGCGGGCATCCCTCCCTAGCCATTTGCGGTTGGCCAGTATGCGGCAAGTGTTACAGGCAAGGTCCCGCCTATAACGCCAACCGCCGCAACCAGCGCAACGGAATAGGTGTACGTCCCTAGTCATCGGCACACCCTCCTCATGGTCAAACGCACCGTGGCGCGTTCCCCGGGCTTCCACGCCTGCAACCACAGGGCTTTATCCGTGTGCCATGCCATGCAATACGCGGCAACGACGGACGCCGGCTTGTGGTCAAGGAAGTTGGCCAAGTCTGCGGCAATCACTCGTCCTCCAACCAAGGGACATTGTTGTGAGCTTCCCCAAAGTGGAGGGACAGTAGTTCCCGCGCCATGATGCGGTTAACCGTGTCCCCGCTGGCCCCACACTCGTAACACTTCCACTTAGCCACGGGTCACGTCCTCATCCTCACGGGACCACTTTTCCCGTTGGGCTTGCGCGTCCCGGGCAAACGCTTCCCTTTGTGAGGGCGTCATAGCCTCCCACTCTGCCACCGCAGGATGGACCGCGTAGGCGTTGCATCCGTGTCCGTTCTGGCACACCACAACGTCCGGGTCCATGTTGGAGTCAAACACAACCGCGGTGGCGCAATCCGCCTTACGGCCCGGGCAACAATCGGTTAGCCGTGTCCCGCAACACTGGTCCGCGGGCAAGTCATGGTCATATGGGCAAAGAATCAACCCCACCACTCCCTCTCCTTGACCAATTCCTTGTTGGCCTTGCGTAGGTTGGCAATGGTGTACGCCGCTTTGCGTTCCGCCGCGTCACGTCCCGCCACAAAGCCAATGGCCATGGACCCGGACAGTAGACCTACGCCCACTAGGAATTGCACAAGCTCGGTCATGCCGCTACCCACTCCCGCTTAGGCGCGCCGTGGTGTTCCCGTAGCGGGCTTGGGACAAAGTTTCCCGTTGGCCGGATGAGTCCCGCGGACGCTTGGCTAGTGATGATCGGGCCAAGGGCGCGGGCGTCCTTAGTCTCAATGCCAAGGGCGCGGACTTCCCCAAGGACGTGGGCGGACGTGAAAGGTTCCCCACTATGACGGTATCGGTTGAGGACAGTCTTAACGGCCCAAACCCACTCCCGGTTAGCCGCCTGCAAGCTGGCGTTGCCGCCATTGGTGGCCGCCTGCGAGGGGGTTACAGATACGGCACACCAATGGCAGTCCGTTCCGGCCCCCGTGGCCACACGGTTACCGGGGCGGTGGTCAAGGTGCAGGCAGTAGTCACATACGTCATGGGACGCGTCCACGACGCTATCGGGACGGCCACACCGCGCACACGGGCGCGGGATATCGAACATTGGTACGTCAGTCACGCCAACCCCTCTCCTTGGGTTTCAGTCCCCATTAGTGGGCTTGGGGGGGTCCGTGTCAACCGTATCCGGCGTGTCGCGGGTAAGTTCGTCCACCGTGTCCGATAGTCGGGTTGCTATCGTCTGTTTAGCGGACGGCCCTTCCTCTGCTACCTGCGGGGACTTTAATCCGTATACCGATGCTAAGGACCCCGCCAACGCCCCGAAACCCACCGCGGCAATGTTGCCCACGTTGTCATCCCCGGTGAGCATGGCCCCCACCAAGGCTATCGCCGTAAGCATGGACAGGGACGTGATGAGCGGGGCGGGATGGGGTAAACGTCCCGTCCGGTAAAGCATCCACCCAAAGAACGTGGCAGAGAAAATTAGACCCGATATGGCGATAACCGTCCAGATGACAATCGCCCCACCCAAATGGATTTGCAGGCTTGGGTCAATCTCTACCGGCACAAGGGGAGAGGGTGTCGGGGACGGTATCGCCCCGATCATTAGCGGCGGAAAATGAGGATTGCGAGAATGACCGCGGACACAATCAGATTGGCTATCTCAATCATGGTTAACCCCAAAGGTAGGTGTGCAGATTAGGTCCGTACTGGCCGGGGACGGGAACATTCCAACCCTTCTGTCCTTGCAAATTGGACACCGCCTTAACCGGGTAGCATTGCGTCCCTTTCGCTTGGGGGCTACCGGAGTAATAGCCCAAGTCCGCTAGACGGCAAGCAATCCGCCAAGCCTGCGGATTGGCCAGCGTCAAGTCATTCCATGCGGCCATGCAACCGTCATAGGCGGGGACAACCCCGTCCCAATACTGGCCGCCAACCGACCCACTCTGGTAACGCTTGCAAGCGTCCACCCAATAGGACGTGGGATACCAAGACTTGTTGGTGTCAATCTTCCGCCCATTGGTGGGCAACGGGTAACCGCCCACGGGTGAGCTTCCGTCCGTCCAATCGGCGTGGCGGTGGATATTGCCGCGGGGCATACCAAGGGCCACCAATGCGGCAAGGATGCGTCCCACGGTTTCGGTTTGCTTGACGGTTATATCTTTCTTAGTCCCCAAGGACTCAATCTCAATTCCCCAAGAAACTAGGTGGAGGGAGTTCTTACCCGCGATACCGGACCACGGCCCCCCGTCCCCGCTATGCCAGCAATCCCCATACGAGAGGATGACGGCACGCCCATCCTTAGCCGCCCCGTTGTAATCCCCGTGGTTGATAACCACGTTTGCGCCCGGGTAGGACCAAGTAGTTGCCAGATAGTCCGCGGAGTTTTTGCCAGCCGTATGGTGGACGGTTGCGGCCCGTAGCCCGTTAGACCACTTGGACCGTCCCGCGGACACCTTGGCATGGTCAACGTAGTTAACACCGTGATCCTTAAAGGCTTTGCGTAGCTCATCCCGGGAGGGCTTGGGGTAACTCATTCCTCACCACCCGCCAGCAACTCACTACCGTCCACGGACTCAACTTCCGTTGTCCCGTCCAACATGGTCCCTTCCGCGGAATCGTCATAGTCCGCGTGGTCCGGGTCATACGGGTCAGTCATTGGGTTCCTCTCCTATGCAATCTCGTAACGGATAAACACGGCCCCCGGTATTCCATTAGCCCCGCCGTCCCCGTCATTGCTACTTCCCGGGGTTGAGTGGGGTCCCGCTAGGGCGGACCCCTTGCAATAGACCACCGGGGACCCCGTTATAGATGACGTGTACCCCGCCCCGTCACCCGTTCGGCTAGCCCCGTCCGCCCCCGCACCGTTCCCACCTTGACCGGAAGTCCCACCGGGAACCACGGCAAAGCCAACGGACGACTTCCCACCGGACCCGGTTTGACCGTAAGCCCCCGCGCCCTTGTTGCCCACAACGACGGTAACCGTTCCTTGGCCAAGCATCGTTACCCCACGATAGGCAAAGCCCGCGTCCGCGTCCTTGGCGTTTCCGTTAGGCGCGTCACCCGCCGCGCCACTAATGAGTAGGAACTCCGCCATTCCCCCTTGGGATACGGCAAGGGATTGCGTTCCGGGCGTCGTAAACGAGTGCAAACGGTATCTCTTTCCAAGAACACCATTGGACCCGTCCCCAACGTAAGTGGTTTCCGTGCCACCCGAAGCGACAACGCCGCTGACCGTGGGTGCGGTGGTCTGCACCCTGACGATCACGATGCCGGTAGATGCATTGCCAGCCCCCCCCGTTTTGCCATTGCCAAGATTAGCCACGGGCGTAGTGACGATGGCCCCATAAGTGATTGGGGTGCCGGTGATACTGTCAACAATTCCAGAGTCACTAGCCCCATCACCAGAATGAGGGGCGGGAGCGCCCGCGCCACCGTAGTAGAACGATGGGGCATAGGTGGAGAGCGTACCGATGGATGACGGGCCACCACTAACCCCGGAAGCCCCTGCAATTCCGACGGAAACGCTCAATGCGCCTGCGGGAAGGGCGTGTATTCCGCGTAGGACTCGCCCACCTGAACCGGCGTTCCCTCCCACCTGTGGCGACCCACCGGAAATCATGAACACTTGTGCATAGCCGGGGGTATCGACGGTCAGCGTCCCGTTTCCCGTGAACGTGTGTATCTCGTCAACGGATGAGTCCGGGTTAGTGACCGTGGTTACCGTCCCACCCGTCACCTTGGCCCACGCCATGCCCCCGCCCGCGGCGGCAATCTCCGCTAGGGCCGTGGCCAAAAGGTTGTGGTCGTCAACGTGGCCCGTGTCGCCAAGGTTGGCGGTGTCCGGGAGGATGACTTCCACGCCTACCCGGGAAGCTGCGGTTTGGACGCTGGCCGTTAGATCATTGTGGACCCCAAGGTGGTTCGGGTCTCCAACGTTGTATGTCATGGCTTGGTCCATCCTGCCGGGTTGAGGGAAAACGTGAGAGTCCAAAAATACGGGTCTAGCGTTTCATGCCAGCCTAGGACCCGGGACGTATAGGACTCCATGGGCCACGCGGGAAGTAAATCGGGAAGGGTCACGGAGTCGTCAAGGTCCGTGACAAGTATTTGCTGCAAGTAGGACGGGAACGCCGCTTGTGTCTCCGCCAATCGCAGGTTGATAGTGACCGCGGGCATGTACCAAACGGGGTCCTTGTAATGGTCTAGGTCCCGTTGAGCTTTCGCGGTGGCGTCCGTCACGTCCGCTAGGACGGTAGCCACGCTAGTGTCCCGCTTCCCGTAGACCGTGATGGATTCCGCGTCCTCCACCGTGACCTTGACGCGGGTGTCGGCTGGCCCGTATTCCACCGTGACGGAGTTGACCACCGCGCCAATTTCCGTGGTCATCTGCAACCCGTCAAGTAGCGTCACCAAGGGCGATAGGTCCGTGGTGGACCCCGTGGTGTCCGCCCGCGTCCGGTAGGTCACGGACCCTTCCCGATTGGTGTAGAGGATTGCGTCCGTGGACGCAGCTAGGGCCGTAAGCAACGCCCAAGCGGATTGCGGGGTTTCCTCCACCCGCATGGCGGCAATGGTGGCGGTGGACGCCCCCACCACGTCAATGGGGGAAGCGGACGCTGCCGCAATGCGGGTGATGCGGACGGTTTCGGGGTCCTCTGGCCAACCGGACGGGTCCACCAAGATACGGGTGAGAGCTTCCGCCGCGGTTATCGCCGTAATGTTCACTTGCGCGGGCAACACGTCAATGGCGGTTATGTACCCGGTAAAGCGGGTGGACTCAAAGCCCCCGTCATAGGTGTCCGTATAGGTGTCGTTAAAGCCCGTGGGGGTAATGGCGTTAATCTGCACGGACGTACCAAGGTTAATGCGGGGCAACCCACCCTCGTAAACGTCCTCATATACGTCTAGGAAACCGGACGGGATACCCGCCCCCCAAGAAAACCCGGGATAGTCCGGGCCGATATTGGGGAGGGCGTCCGCACTAATAAGGGTCATGTAGGCGGACGCGGGCGTGGGGTTTTCCCCATCCCGCTTTAACCCGTAGTCGATAGTGGCCCCGGCTAGGGTAATGCCAGCTACGTCCCCTCCGTCAATGAGGACTTTGTGCTGGAAGTGGACGCCGGTGGGCATGGGTTACCGGATACCCGTCCGCGCATACTTGGCCGCCAACACGCCCTCAATGGTCCGGGCAATCTCAATGGGGTTACCGATACCAGCTTGGACCGTGACGTTGACCGTTGACGCCGCGGACTTAGCGGAAGCGTCACTACGCGGGGTTGGCGCGCCCGATGCTAGAAGGGACTCCGTGGCGTCACGGTAGCCCTTGGACACCGCCAACCCCATTTTGCGCCCTTGCGCGTATAGCCAGTCAAGTTTCTCTTGGATCCGTTCCCCGATACCGTCAAGGGTTGCTTGCGCGTCATCCACACCTTGTTGCTTAAAGCGGGCCGCCATAGCCTCTCCCGCTTCCTCACTAATGAGATTGACCGCTATTAGGTCCGCGTTGAGTTGCATAACCATGGCGGGGGTTAGGGACTGCGCAAACTTAATGCCAGCTTCCGGGGCCATGCCCGCAAGCATGGTTACCAGACTGTCCCCGTAGGCGGGGTTAGCGGCAATGAGGGCTAGTTGCGCGGCCCAATCCTTAGCCGCCTTAATTTGGGCGTCCCACGCGGTCTGGTCCAACCCGCCCGCCTCATTAGCCGTGAGTTGCAGGGACCCCACAATGGAGTCCTTCACACCGGCAGCAAAGTTGCGGAAGTCCTCACCCGCGGCGGCTAGTTTGTCCTTGGCGTCCGTGAGCCAACGGTCAATCCATCCTTGGGCTTCCGCGGCCATATCCTTAAAGCTGGCGGCCACGGAATCCTTGACGCCCTTTAACCCGCTCAACCCAATCTCAAAGCCCTTGACAATGTTGCCGCCAATGTCAATGAACACCTTGGACGGGGATTGGATACCTAACGCGCCCTTGACCCCGGACGTTATCCCGTTGACCGTGCGGACGGCCCACTCTGACACGGACACAAGCCCGCCAAGCCCCGCCTTAAAACCGGACACAATCGCGGAACCAATGTTGTACCAAATGCCGCGGACGGATTCCGCTATGCCCTCCGACCAGCGGTTAAACCCGTCCACCCTGTCTTTGGTCCATTGGATAGCGGTCCACACCTTTGCCGCCGCGCCAAGGATTGCAGTCCATACGGTTGTGTAGTAGCCCACCACGGTGTCCATAAACGCAACGTAGTTTTTCATAATCCCAATGAGGGAATGTTGCTTGGCCGCCGCGCCCTCAGACTTGGACCCGGTAATGGTGTCATAGAGGGTTGACCATGCGTCCCCCACTTTTCCAATGTTGGTGGCCATGTTCGCAAACTCTTGCTTTTCCTTGGAAAAGTCTGTTTTGCCAAGCTCGGTAATGAAGTCGTTAAACGCGGTGGCCGCTTTCTCCAACGCGCCCTTAATCTTGGGGGCCGCGGTCTCCCATATCTTCTGGAACGCGGGCATTACCTTGGTAGTGATTGTGGATTGGATGGACTCAAAGGTGGGAAGCAAAGTCTTGCCCACGGACTCTTGCATTTCCCCCCACGCCACCGCCATTTTGTCCTTGGCCGTTGCGGTTGCTTCCGCGGTCCCGCCTACTTGTGTCTCAATGGCTTTGAGGACTTCCGCTTGGGCTTTGCCCATCTCATTGGAGTTGACCAGAGTCTTAATGCGTTCCTTTTCCGCGTCCGTGAACGTGACACCGGACTTGGCTAGGGACGCTAATCCCTTAATGGGGTCATTGAGGGCTTTGCCAAGTTGGATTGCGTTACCTTCCGCGGTCCCAAAGCCTGCACTAGCCAAGTCGAACGCGGCCCGGGTTGCCCTATCGAACGCCCCGCCCGTGTCGTTAATGGACTTGGTGAGATTCCCAAACGTGGCCAGCTTGGTTTGGATAGCAATAATGGTGTCGTCCTCAATGCCCATGGCCGTGGACAAAGCTCCCGCGTAATCCAACACACGTTGCGTCGCGCCCTTGTATTCCCCCTTGGTCAACCCCATTTGCTTGGTGACGTTGCGTAGGCGGGATTCCGTTACCTTGGCTTGTTCCGCGGCGTCAAGGGACGCGGACACAAACTCTCCCACCTTGACGGCAAGGATTCCCACGGCCACCGCTGCCGCCGCCGCGCCAACCTTGGCGAATGTGGCTAGGGACTTACCGAAACCGTCAACGGACTTGTTGGCTTTCTTGGTGTCCGCGGCCAAGTAAATGGTGAGTGTCCGCCCGGATACGGCCATTAGACAACCCCTCTATTCCACTTGGATACAACCCGGGTGAGGGCTTCCCCCCATGCGTCCATGGCTTCCCCCTTGTAGCCCTTGCCGCGGTCTATCCAATCGGTTTCGGTAAACGGGGCGGGAGAGTTACGGGACCAGCCGGCGTGGGTGGGGAATCGCAGCATGACGGAGGACGCGCCCCCGGAGTAAACCTTTTTCTTGTAGCCGATGGACACGGACGGCACGCGGTCCCGCTTGGCGCGGATGGACCCGGCCAGCTTCTCTCCCCATGACGGGACGGTTCGGGCCGCGGATTGGAAGGACGGGACCATGATGGACCGGGCAATGCGGTTTGACTCGTCCCGCAATTCTTTGCCCGCCTCCGGGGGAAAGTCCCGTAACGCCCGGAGAACACGGTTAAGTCCCTCAACCGTTACGTCCGCCATGGCTTCCCATCACTTCCAATACCGTTGCCAGATAGTCCGCGTCCCACTCCAACACTTCCGCCATAGGTGTCCGGGTTTCTAGGGACACCATGACCAATAGCCGGGTTACGGACCCGGGGGGGTAGGGTCCCCATCCTCCACGTCCCCAAGCGTCAAGTCCGTAACTCCGTCATCCAACCAAGTATCAAACTCCGGGCGTGGAGACTGTCCACGGGTAGCGGAACGCCACGCCAGAAATGCCACGTCCTCAAAGGACGGGGGTTCCTTAGCCCACGATGACACGGAACGCTTGGCGTACCGTTCCCACGCCACCAAATCGCTTGGCAGGGTTTCCACCTTGGTTGTGGTGCCGTTCCTTGTTACGTCAATCGACAGTCTCATTTGCCGTTCCTCTCCGGGTTACTTGATTGTTTTGGGCTTGGATACGCCCCGGGTAGTCCCCGCCATAAGCGGGGCCGGGGCCGCTAAGGGGTTGTTGCGGACTTGACGGGGATACCGTTGAGGGCAAGCTCAACGGTGGACTCGCTAACCCCGTCCGCGGTGGCGGGGGCGTTGGGACGCTGCGCAATGGCGTTGCCCGTGAACTTGGACTTTCCCACGGTGGCAACGTAAGCGATGGGCGTACCCGCGTCCGTGGCCGTCCACAAGTCGTCAAAGAGACTGTCCGTGGTTTCCCCGGAATCGTAGGCCCACGTCAGGGTTAGCGTGCCAGTCTCCGCCCCGGGACCCGCAAGCGGACCGGCTAGGGTCTGGTACTCCACCGCGGTGGACGCAAATGCCAAGGCAAAAGCGTTGATTACGCCCTTGTAGTCCTTGGTTCCAATCGTAATGTCGCAATTCTTGCCGGTAACAAGTGTCACGGGACTTTCCTTCCTCTGTTTAGTGGTTGTGTGGCTAGGGCAAGTGGGGGAAGCGGGGCCGGGGCATCACCCGTGACGTGGGCCAGTATCTCCATTTCGGCAATGTAGGCGGACCCTTGTGCCCCAAGGTTGTCAATCAGCGGGGGACCCACGGAGAGGACGCTAATTCCATCCGGGAGCGCTACAAGGGTCCGGTCAATGAGGGATTCCACCGCGGCCACGCCAGCCTCATTGTCCAAAGCTTGCGCCAGTAGTGACACCCGTAGGCCTACGGTGTAGGTGAGTACGGATCCGATACGGTCCACGACAATGTAAGGGTCCCGCGGTGTGATGATGACCGCGGGCAATGACACGGTTTCGGGAAGGTACGGGAACGCGGGAAGCCCCGCGGCTAGGAACGCGGCGGTTATCTCCACCCGTGCGTCCGTGGTGAGGGCCATTAGCCCACCATTCCGCGGACGGCCCTGCACGGGCCTACCATGCCCGCTACGCGCCTAATCATGGACGCGCCCATGGCATACGGGGCGGGCGTAAAGTCCGCGTTTACGGGCTGGCCACCCGCCGCCTTGGGGGACTGGAACATGGACACGGACACTTCCAACGCGGCCCTCTTGCACCAAGAATGAGTGGAGTGGTCCACCGTGTCCGTGAGGAATAGGGCAAGCCATTCCGTTGCCGCGGTTGCGGAAGCGGTTACGTCCGCGTCCGTGTTGGGGACGGGCTTGCCAAGGGCCGCCGCCAGCTCATCCGGCGTGACCATGGGTCCGCTTGGAGTGGGGACAGTCATTGGCGCGTCCTTTCTTAGTGGGTGTGGCGGGGGGCGTTAGGCCCCGGAGAGGGATTAAATGAAACCCGCCCCCCGCCACACGGCTAGGGTGTCGCAGACTTACGCCGAACCTTGGCCGTGGTTGCCGCCACCGGGGTAGGTGACGTGGACTTGGCCGCGGCTAGTTGCTGCACTAAGGGAGGTTAGTGACCTTGACAACGCCCTTGGGGAGATAAATGGCAGTAGTGCCAAACCCAAAGATTGCCACGTCACGGCCAAGTCGGGTGGGAACTTCCGCGTCCGCGAACATGGGTCCATCCTCAACCCACGACGCCGCCAGACCGTTAGTAACCAGAATAGTTCCCGCGGCAAGGTGGCGGTCATGAGTCACGGAAAGGCCAGAAACGGACACGGCTAGCGTGGACGCGGTGGCCGTTCCCGGGACGTTGTAAGTCCCATACGGGGAGGGAACGAAACCGTCCCATCCACCAATCTTGCCGAACACGTCCGTTGCCACAAGGACAACCGTGGCGGGGCTACCCGTGGCGGACTCAACTTCCACGGACGCGGCAAACACGGCGTGGCGGAAAGCCTTGCCGTCCGTGTCCCCGGCCAAGTCATAATCCACTGCGCTAGCGGTTCCGCCGGCAACTAGGGCGTCCACAAACGCGTTGTCCGTTACCGCGGCGTAGGACGCGGACATGATGCGGTTATGCGCGTCAAGGTAGGACGGGCTAGACCGCATAAGAAGCTGGTAGGAGATATCGGACGCCGCCGCATAGGTGACGAGGGACGCCGCGCCCTTCTTAATGTCGATACGGACGGAGTTCACGTCCGTCTTTTGCGCCGCCTGCACCGCAACAATGGCGTCAAGGTCCCCGTCAAAATACGGCCAGTTAATGTCCATGCCGTTTGCGCCAGCGGGTTCCACGCCAAGGGCCGTGATGCCGGGGCGTCCGTGACTGACGATTCCCTGCACTTCCGAAACCCACTTGGGGGCCATGACGCCCGGGTTGTTGACCGTAATCTGGTCAATAATTGCCCGGGTCTCAATCTGGCCCTTGTATACGGCCATGCAGTATTCGCCAAGGGAACGGAACGCGGCAAGCGGGTGAGCTTCCGTGTGCGACACCGGGGCGTCCATGCTGGCAATGCGTTCCCGGAGGGAAAGGACTTCCTCACGGGTGGCGTACTCAACCGCGGGGGCCGTGTCCGTCACGGTTGCGGTGGTGTCCGTATCGGACATTGGCGTTTCCTCTCTTGTGGTGGTGACACCCGCACTTGCGTAGGCGGGCATATGGGTAAATGACAACTCTCCCAATGTTGCGCGGGTATGCGTAACAAAGTCCTTGGCGCGATTCCATGTTGACGCGTTTGGCTCAAAGCCCACGGACAGTCCAATACCCATCCGGGCCATGACCGCGGTGTCCCGGCCAAGTCCCGTGTTGGCTATGTCTCCGCGGACCCACAAGCCCCCGGACTCGTTGCGGGCGTCCGTGATGCGGCCCACGGGTTCCCCGTGACGCCAACACAAGGGCTTCCCGATGACCGCGGCGGGGTCGAAAGCGTCCGGGCCGAAAGCCTCCCGGATTCCGCCAAGGTTGGCCGCCTCCCCGTAAGGGACCGCCAACCCCTCAAAGGTGGCGGCCACGTCCGGGTTGTCCGTTGCTTCCCGGAAGTCAAGGGACGTAGTTAGGTCAAGGATTGTCACGACGGGCCACCTTTCGAGGGGCTATCACGGAGGAAGTCCGTTGCTTGCTCAACTGTCATAACGCCCAACGGGACCAGCTGCGCAACAATGGCAACCCGTTCCGCCAGATTGTTCCGGAGGAAGTCCACGGTTGAGAAACGCACCACGTTGGACGTGATGGTTGGGGTCACGTCCCGCATGGATAGCCGTTGCTCAATGGGGGCCATGTAGTCCATGAGCGTTATGTCAATGAGGTCCTTGCGCAAGTCCACACGGTTGGAATACGAGAGGGATGACCCGGACACGTTGGCCCCGATCCAAAACCCGTCAAGGTTAAACAAGCGGGCAATCTCCAAGCTGGCGAAATTGCGGGCTTCCGTGAGGGTCAACTCTGCGGGGCTAAACCCGAAAGTTTCCGTGTCCACGACGGAGGACAGGTAGGCGGTGGCGCGGTTGGCGCGGGCTTCCTCCCATGCGGCTAGCAACGCTTCCACTTGTTTCGGGGTCAAGTCCGCGCCCGTGTTTTTCAGGGCAATGGACGGCAACGGCACGTCCGCGTAACGCTTGGCCGCTTCCTCCAACGCAATGGCTAGGGCAATGGTTTGCGCCCCGTCCACTAGTACGCCCTCATCGAAACCCTCAAAGATAATGACGGATCCCACCGCGGATCCCGGGCCAGCGGGATGGGACACGGGCCATTCCTTGCCCTTCCACACCACAATGTTGGGCTTGTCCTCTGGTTCGGAGACTTCTTCCGCTTCCAACGCCCGAACCTTGGTGGGGTAGCCCATAGGGTCCACGTCCCGGACCATCCAATAGCCCTTGCCGTAGAGGGCAATATCTGACACTAGGCGTTGGATGGTGACCCATGACGCCCGGTCCGCTTCCGGTTGACGGAGTAGCGGGTTATCTTCCACGGGTTCCCCGTTGCGCCATTGCACTAGGGGAAGCTGCGCGACAGTCCCGGAAATGAGGTTATTGGCGCGGCGGAACGCGGGGACCCGCATAGCTAGGTCATCCGACACGGACCACCACACGTTGCGGGTAAGGCCCTCCAAGGCGTCAATGAGGGAGTCCCCACTCATGGCGCGGGTTTCCTTGGCTACGGTTTCCGCCCGCTCAATGAGTCGGGTCCCGCGATTCCAGAGGGCCATGGGTAAAGCATGGCGGGAAAGTGTGACTAGCCGAAATTATCGGCGTGTCGTGGGGAAAGGGAAAGCCCCCGGGGTCGAGTCCGGGGGCTTTCGGGCGATGAGCCTACTTGCTGGCAACACAATCTATGTCGGCAGTAAGCCCCGCCACGGTGTCCGGTGTCGTTGGACATGGGGGCGTGTTAACGGCCCCCACCACTCCAAAAGTTGCGATAGCCGCGGTTGCGATAGCGGCCACGGTGAGGGTTACGCGGGTGCATTTGATAGTCATGGTCACTTCCCTAGCCATGTACGGACAGTCTGACGGGTCACGCCGGTTTCATGCGCCAATAGATATTCGGAAAATCCATATTCGGCTGAGCTGGACTGGACGTAGGCGATAAGTTCCGCTTTGGCTTTGGCTTCTCCCTCTTGCCAGTAGCGCCATGCCATACGGTGAGCGTGAAGTTGACGTAATCTTCGCTCATATTCTGAAACGTTCATTGTGTTCCTCTCCGGTTTGGTATGTCTACTGTACCACTACCGTGACAGGGATATGACCATGGGGACGGGCGGTGGCGTGGCCGCCTGCCACACGGCAAACGTGGCCGCCACAAGCGGGGCCAAGTCCACGTTGGCGTCCTTGCGGGACCACACTTCCCGGTCCCCCCGCTTCCGGGACACGGCCCCGTCCACCGCGGAGTCCAACCGTGGATCCGCTTGGTGGGCAAGCTCACCCGCGGACGCCATGGTGCGGAAGCGGGCCACCGCGTCCCCGTAGTCCGCTTCCGTAGCCGGTGTGACCCGGACCCCGGCCCTTTCCAGCTCCTCAATCATGTACCCAAGCGGCCCGGTCCTTTGGACAATGACCTTGCAACGGTGCTTACGGTGGAGGGCAACTAGCCGTGGCACTAGCCATTCCACTCCGTCCCCGGTTGCGAGGACTTCCACCGCTACCCGCCCGTCCGCTAGGGACCCCGCTGCGACGATTGCGGCGGTCCGGTGGTTCGGTGCGGCGTCCGCCGCGATGAACACGGGCGCGGCGGTGGGCAACACGTCCGTGGACGCCAGTAGTGGCCAACCGGCGCGCCATGACAACTCCGCGGTGGGCCAGCGGTTGAGATACCCGCGGGCGAAACCTTCCGGGCCGAATTGGTCTAGGGCCGCGGCCATGGCGGAATCGTCAATGAGAGTGGGGTAGCCCGGGTGGAAGTCCCGCCACGTCACCGGGTCCGCAATCGGGGCGTCATCCGGGGCGGACCACTCAAAGAAAGCAATCGTGGACGCGGGATCCAACGCCGCGGCCCGCCCTTTCTCAATCCACGCCCGAAACCACACGGACTCGTCATTGCCAGCGGTGGAGATGATGAACATTTGGCGGTTACGGCGTGTCGCTTGGGTTGGGACAACCGCTTGCAGTATGGAGTCGCCTTGGTCCGGGGTGAAAGAGAAGCACTCGTCAATGACTACGGTGTCCGCCTGTTGTCCGTGGAGGGACTTGGGCGTGGGCGGGAACGCCCGGACAAACCCGTTGGACGCTAGGAACGTGGCCCGTTCCTCACCCGCTGCACGGCGCATACGCCAACGCCCCGGCATGGTTTCAGACAACTTCCATTCCCACTTGCGCCAAGTGTCACGGGCCGCCAACCCGGTTTGCGCCGTGTACCAATGGAGGGAGTCCCGTTGCGTTATTGCCCTATGCGTAAGGATTGCGCCCAAGAGTGACGACTTGCCAGCTTGCCGGGGCGTGGAAATGACCACGGTGGGGTAACGCCACGTCCCCGTGGCCGGGTCAATCTCGCACGCTACGTCCGCAACGTGACGTTGCCAAGGAAGCAACGGCCAGCCAAGGACTTCCGCAACCGCGGCAACGCCCGGACCGTGGGTAGCGTTAGCAGGGTTACGGGCCGTCGAAAACCGCGGGGCCGCTACTGATATTCGCAATGAGGGCGTCAATAGAGTCATGGCTTGGTTCCTCTCCGGGTCCGAAAGCCTGCACGGTTTCTAGGAACATTTTGTTGACCCGGGCAAACGTGTGGTCCGAACACTCCCCTAAACGGGCCGCGTCCCTTGCCGCGTCAACCGCCCGGGCCGCGTCACGGAGGATCCCCCGATGGACCGCGTAGGAATCGCCAACAAGGTGGCCCGCCTCATGCCACGCCCGCAATGTCTTGGACAGTAGGGCTTCCGCCGCGCCCGTCTTGCGCCTAGGTGTGGCAAACAATCCGTCAGTCATCGGTAAGGGTCCTCTCCGGTTCGATAGCTGCGAACAATGCGGCCACGCTAACCGTCGTTTCCCCCTTGGGTGTTACCGGCGTGCCATGGTCACGGATGAAAGCCCATACTTCCTCCACCGCGGACGCCCGACCACTCTGGAATCCACGCCGCCAAGCCAACTCTGCCGCTATCACTAGTCCCCCTAACCTTCCTCATGTTATCCACACCATATCCACAAACAATCACTAACGATATATCGCGATACTCATAGCTCAAAGTAACTAGACCGGACTCCCGAATAAGAAACGAAAAC